TTAAGAAAATTGAATCCAAAATAATGAAAGACCCCTGGCCAGCATACAGATATGCCGTTGTTGTAGTCAAAGGACGTTGGCCCGAAGCAGAGCCCTATATAATGACAGAACCGTTTATAGCAGCGATGTACGCCATCCGCGTAATTAAAGGGCGCTGGCGCGAAGCGGAGCCTATAATAATGAAAGACCTGTGGTCGGTTGTTGATTACGCGACTCGCGTAATTAAAGGACGTTGGCCTGAAGCGGAACCTTATATAATGAAAGACCCGTTCGAGGCGATGATTTACGCCATCAACGTAATTAAAGGACGTTGGCGCGAAGCGGAGCCTTATATAATGAAAGATCGGAGTATGGCACGTGAGTATGCTAAGGACGTAATTAAAGGCCCATGGCCTGAAGCTGGCATATCATAATATAGTGTCGTTAACAATGTTGTATCTAAATAATATCGCTACATACATATTATATTAATCAACTAGTCAGTTTCTGTTATTTACAAAATCCCAGTCTGTTGATATGCAGATAAAAGATAAATAGTATGCACTGGAGAAGAGTCATATTATGTCCTCACAAATTACACCGAGAGTTTTGTTAACGAAGCAAATCCAGCTTAGGCTCGGTTCGCAAATGGTCGATGTCGAGTTAGACGCCGAACATTTGAATCTTGCAATTACTATTGGGATCCAAAAACTACGCCAGCAGTCTGACGGCGCTAATGTGGAGAAGGATATTTTCTTACACGTTACACGGGATAACAACGTATACACTTTACCGGAAGAAGTGCAAGAAGTCAGGCGACTATACCGTCGTGGTGTCGGTGCATACACCAATGGGGGTGTAAATTTCGACCCGGTAGATGCTGCATTCTATAATATCTATATGTTACAGCCGAACAGAGCAGGTGGCTTAGCAACCTGGGACTTTTACAATCAGTTTTTAGAAACAACCGAGCGTCTTTTTGCAAGCCAATATAATTTTACATTTGATCCAAATAATCATAAATTGACACTTATTAAAAATCCAAGAGCGGACGAAGAAGTAGCAGTCAGAGTTTATGCAAAGAAATCAGAAGATGATATAATTAATGACGCTTATACTGGTCCATGGTTGCGTTCCTATGCAGTAGCATTATCCAAACTTATGTTAGGCGAAGCAAGGGACAAATTCCCCAGTGGATTTCCAGGGGCTAACGGCAACGTACAATTAAACGGCGCGGCGATGAAGGCAGAGGCCCAGGCATCGTTGGACAAACTAGAGAAGCAATTACTTGATCTAGTTACCAGCGGAGATGGTTACTCATTCGTGATCGGCTAATAACGGAAAAACATACATTTTTAGCAATAGTCGTATAACTATGTGAACTATACAGGAATATTATATGATTATAGGATTAATTGGGTTTATTGGCAGTGGAAAAGGAACAGTGTCCTGCCAACTTTCTACAGAATTTAACTTCAGGCAAGATAGCTTTGCTAATAGCCTAAAAGATGCTTGTTCTCTGATGTTCGACTGGCCCAGAGCCATGTTAGAAGGAGACACTAAGGAGTCTAGAGAATGGAGAGAGGTTACCGATGTATGGTGGTCGGAAAAGTTGTGTATTGAAAATTTTACCCCACGTCTTGCATTGCAGCTTATCGGCACTAATGTTCTGAGGAATAATTTCCATCAGGATATGTGGTTTCTGACATTACAAAACAGAATTAGGAAAAACCCAACACAGCACGTCGTTATTAGTGATGTAAGATTTCCCAACGAAATAAAATTCATTAAGGAACAAAACGGGATTCTGCTTAAGATAAACCGTGGCACGCCGCCCGTATGGTATGAAACTGCGTTATTATCTAACAAAGGAAATTCTTTGGCTAAGGACGTAATGGAAAAAACCTACCCGGCTGCACACTTTAGTGAATGGGCGTGGGTAGGGGTAGAGGCTGATTATGAGGTAAGTAATAATGGAACTGTAGATTCTTTACACACAGATGTAAGAAAAGTTATTTCTGTCTTAATATAACATCGCATCGTTTGCAGTATGTTTAATGCCTTTGTAGATAAATACTCGTAACAAGAAGCAACAATTCTTCAGAAGGAGTTAAATTACATGGCTACATTAGTATCACCCGGCGTAAGTATCTCGGTCATCGATGAGAGTATCAATGTCGGCGCCGGACCGGGCACAGTCCCGTTAATCTTTATTGCTACTCAGCAAGACAAATCATCTCCGGATGGCCTATCTACCGCAATTGGTACCACAAAGGCAAATGCCGGCAGACTATGGGCTATAACATCACAGCGAGACTTAGTTCAGACTTTTGGAGATCCAGTTTTCTACTCGGTTGCCGGCACATCTCTAAATGGTTACCCACTCAATGAATATGGATTACTATCTGCATACTCTTATTTAGGAATTTCGAACTTAGCAAGAGTTGTAAGGGCAGACATAGATACTGCACAATTGGCTCCGACTCCCATCGAGCCTGTAAGTCCTGCAGCCATAGGCACGTATTGGTTCGACGAATCAGCATTACCAAACGGGTCGTCGTATGGATTATTTCGAAGATCAGGCATATTCCCTAATGAGATATGGTCGCTAGTTAACCCAAAGTTTGTTTATAATTTTGCAACAGGAACAGCAAATCTTCCTATTCTTGCAGACGGAGTCGACGGGAATTATGCAGTTGTATTTGAAACTGCCGCCGGTCTTATCACGTACTGGGTTAAAATTAACGGAGCATGGTCACAGATAGGAACTACTTCCTATGTATCCGGCATAGCATCCGCAACTTCAACTGGAGTTACTATTACTGTCGACACTACGGCAGGCATAGTTACTGGCATGGTGCCGTCTGTTTCGGGAGGAACAGGTGCTTTTGGTATAAACACAACAATTACTGCGATTACAGGCCCGACAACCTTTACAGTTTCGACCGCTCCGTCAACGGTACTTGTCGGGGCTACTATCAAAGCAGCAACAGGAGTAAAGTTACAATCAGTATGGGTAGATTTGACAGACCCTGCCAACACAAATAAGTATTGGATCAAAACATCTGCACCTGCGAGAGGTGCTAATTTTGTTCTACGTAGGATGGATGCCACACTAGCTCAGTTTGTGGATGTCGAATCTCCTATTTTCTTAAACGATGGCGATGCAAATACTTATTATAGCAATAATCAGGCAGGGTCGAACGGTCAAATCTATATTAGACAAACGATATCTGGAATCTCTACAACCGTAAATTCCTTTCAGTTCCGGAGATCGACAGGATCAACCGGGCCATGGTCAGTATTAGGCGTTGTAATTGGATCTGATTCAGTTCCTACCACCGGGCCCGACAATGGGCAGTTATGGTATAACCAAGAATTAGGCATCAACGGCATCGGACAATCAACAATTGATATTCTTGTTGCCACCGGCCAGGGCTCTTGGCAAAATATTAACCTACCAGGGTTTACGGATCTCGTAGTACCGTCAGGGGCCCCAACTTTGTTTACACAATCGGCCGACCCCAGGGATAACGTGCCGCCAGTAGTACTAGAAGCAAATGACTTATGGGTGGATACAGATGTAGATCCGTACCCATCGATTCGATACTGGTCTGGTACAGCATGGGTAATGATGAGCAATACCGACCAGGTTTCTAACCATGGTATTGTGTTTACTGATGCTCGACCAAATCCCCTTTATCATAGCGGATCGTATGCGGGAGAAAATAACGGAGGTAGTTCAAATCCTGACCTAGACCCAGATGCTCCAGATTCGGATCTATATCCAAAAGGATTTTTGTTGTGGAATACACGATACTCTACCAGCAACGTTAAGGTTTGGCAAAGCCCGTTTGTTATATCAGGAATTACAGCAGAACCTGATAATACTAACAATGGTTCGATAGGTCGCTGGTCCAGTGCATCCGGCAACGACGCGGCTGGCAGCCCGTATATGGGACCCGCAGCACAGAAAATTATGATTGTAAGAGCAGTCCAATCTGACATCGTATCTAATGAAGACATTCGTGCAGAAGATACATTCTTTAATCTAATTGCTGCCCCCGGATTTGTGGAAGCAATTGACGAAATGCTTGGCTTGAATGATGACCGAAAAAATACTGCATTTGTATTAGGAGACAGTCCATTTACATTGGCTGCTAACGGAACATCTTTACAGAATTGGTCTACGAATGCATCTCTTGCTCTGGGCAACGGTGACGGCGGGCTTGTGTCATCTAGTAAATATTTTTCAGCATGGTACCCAAGTGGCCTAAGCACAAACTTAGATGGCCAAGACGTAGTTGTTCCGCCTACACACATGGCTCTAAGGACGATTGCATATAGTGATCAGGTTTCGTACCCTTGGTTCGCGCCGGCTGGTCTCCAACGTGGTATTGTTAACAACGCAGGAGCCGTGGGGTTTGTTAACCCAGAAGGGCAGTTTGTCTCGACTAGGCTAAACGAGGGGCAGAGAGACATTCTTTACCAAAATGGCGTTAACCCCATTAGGGTAATGCCACAGGGAGGCATTGTAATGTTTGGACAAAAGACACGCCAACCTTTCTCGAGTGCAACCGATCGTATCAACGTAGTTCGATTAGAAAACTACTTGCGCTACCAGATGAACTTGATTGCAATGCCGTTCTTATTTGAACCCAACGACAGCATAACTCGCAAAGCAGTTAAAGATGCGTTTGACAGGTTCTTATCTGAGTTAATTACTCTTCGCGCATTATATGACTTCTTGGTAGTCTGTGACTTGTCAAATAATACCGTTGCTCGAATCGACAGGAATGAGTTGTGGGTAGACATTGCAATTCAACCAGTTAAGGCAATTGAATTTATTTACATTCCGATCAGGATCAAGAACACCGGCGCATCGTTGTCTTGATTAGTAAATACCCTAAATAATAGTGACTCCGGTCACTATTATTTTAATTTTACTGTTGCGTTATTACTCTTACAGGAATACATAACTATGTCTATTAGATGCCAAATATGTAATATTGAGTTTGAAAAACTCATATCCAGCACCCATTTGAAGAAACACGGTATTCTTACTGCCGAATATGTTAACAAATATGGCAAGGAGTCGCTGACATCAGTGGAGTACAGAACTTCGAAGTCGGCACAATCTGCTGGTAAAAATAATCCCAACTACGGGAATAAAATGTCAGTCGAATCTAAAAGATTGATATCCGTGGCAAATACGGGGAATGTCACGTGGAACACAGGCAAGACCCTGGAAGACACAACTGCGTATGTAGAATCGGCTCGCCTCAGAGAGGAAAGATATGCCACAGGCGTATTGACCAGACCAACTCAAATTGTATCAGACGCCACACGGCAGAAAATATCGGCATCTGTTTCCGACTATGCTTCCAACAACAGGGACGAGGTTTCTTTACGTGCAAAAAAAGCATTGGAGACAAAGCTAAAAAATGGGCATGACCTTGCATTCTTCAGAGGTAAAAAACATACGGATGAGACACGAGAGAAAATTTCCATAAAATCTAAGATAATAGGGGAAATGAAGCAGAAAAAAAGTCTAGAGTTAATGAAGGCTAGATTAGTAGATCTAGGGTTTACCCCGGGGAATGTAGATGGTAATTATCTCACTGCAACATGTAACAAGTGTGGAAATGACGTATCATACACAAAGCAAATGTTTCAGCCAAACAAAATAAAAGATCGACTTTGTCTAACATGTTATCCCCCTATTGTAAACAGGAGTGCTGCGGAGATAGAAATATTTGACTTCATAAGTTCACATGTCACTGCCATTCCGAACTACAGATACGATGGTAAAAAAGAATTAGATATATTCATACCTTCACTGAATACGGGCATAGAGTACAATGGATTGTATTGGCACTCAGAGCAGGTGCTGTCCGCTAATGGCTACTCGAAGACAAAGGACATGGATAAGCTTAGAGATGTAGAGGGTACTGGAATACGGCTTATACAAATCTTTGAGGATGAATGGAAAAATAAGAGAGAAGTAGTCGAATCTAGATTACTTCAACTGATTAAACAAAATAAATCAGCAACAGTGTATGCAAGACGCTGTGTGGTCGAAGAAATTAGTTCATCCCAGGCCTCAGTATTTTGCAACAGATATCACCTTCAAGGGGCTGGTCGTAGTAATTTGCGACTTGGCCTGTTTTTTAATAAGGAGCTGATATCTGTTATGACATTTTCTAAAAATAACATTTCTAGAAAAGTTTTATCTTGGGAATTAAATAGATTCTGCTCCGCAAACTATAATATACCAGGCGGTGCCTCTAAATTATTTAAATATTTCATATCTAATAATTCTCCCACATCTATTGTAACATATGCAGACAGACGCTGGTCCAACGGTAATCTCTATAGCATATTAGGGTTTAACTTTGTTAAGAATACTGTACCTGGATACTGGTATATAAAAGATAATATTATAGCGAGAATACATCGATTCTCGCTAAGGAAGACACCGGATGATGATATGCTTCTTACGGAAAGGGAAAACAGACTATTGCAAGGATATAAGACTATATGGGACTCGGGGTCATCCAAGTGGGAATGGATTCCTAATCGGTTGAAATAAAAATATGTCAAATTGATAAATAGTATTAGCTTAAAAGCAGGAGAAAAAGATGGCAAATTTAGCTAAATTCGGCGTACCCTTAGACGGCGCCAAGCTCGGTATACTTCACCCAAAGCAAAAATATCGCTTTAGAGTGGTCTGGCAAAACTTTGGCGAAAACAACGGCCTGCGCGAGATGACTGCTAACGTAGTAACTTGTCAGAGACCGAAAGTTGATCACTCTGAAGTAGAGTTGCATTCATACAACTCTATTGCGTGGATAATGGGTAAGCATACGTTCGACCCAATAGAAATTACACTTCGAGATGATATTACGAACTCGGTTGTGTCGTCAGTCGGCGCCCAGATACAAAAACAAATGAACCACTTTGAACAGACAAGTGCTGTTGCGGGTATTAATTACAAGTTTGCAATGGAAATTCATACATTAGATGGTACAGACAATGACCAACTAGAATCATGGGTTCTAAGTGGGTGTTTCATTAAGACTGTCTCTTATGGTGATCACGACTATAAGGAAGGCGAGCCTGTCATGGTAACATTGACGATTCGTTTCGACAATGCAACAAACATTGCCGGCCCGAATACAAACGATGGAACAACAGTGGGCGGAAATCCATATCCCAATATTGCCAGCCCGACTGGTGGTACTACTTTCGGGTGACGAGAGATTATCGGGGTAATAGATGGCTAGCTTTTCGAGCATTTTTACGTCGCTTACAGGCGCGGGATTTTATTATAATAAAAGTCCGCGCCACGCTAGTCACCACTTCAATCAGGAAGGTCAGTCCTTATACAGGAACCAGCCTAGATTCCCGTTTCAATATTATGTTAACATATCGTTAAATAAGTCGGAAACAGCAGGTAAATTTTATAATACATTCTTTAATTCTGCTACATGGGATCAGATTGCGCCCTTGATTAAGTCTGTAGAAATGCCGTCCTTTAAGATAGAAACTGAGGCTCTTAACCAATACAACAGAAAAAGAATAAGCCAGACTAAAATAGAGTTTGAACCGATAAAAATGGTATTCCATGATGTGGCCGATGGCAAGACTTTGAAGTTTTGGGAAATGTATTATCGATATTATTTTGCCGATGGCACTGAGCCCGGTCGAAATGCTGCAAAGTCATCTACCGGTGCACCAGGTACATTCTCGGTAGAAAGCTTTAAGAGACAATTTGCACCTTCAATTAATCCTAATATTGCTAATTTACCATCTAGTATTAGAAATTTGTTTCAAGGGACAAATCCATCGGTACCGCCGCTGGCCAACACAGACGGGAGCAAACAAGATACACAGAATATTGTTGCCGATGCACTGATCAACCATAATTTCGGTTTTAACTTACCACAGGTGCAGAACGAACGAAATCTTATTCAAACCATAGACATATATCAGGTACACGCTGGAAGATTTAATCAGGTAACACTTGTGAATCCTAGAATAGCGGCTTTTAGCCATGATGTACTAAATTATGCAACCACAGATAAAACATTGGAACTTACGTTTACGTTTGAATATGAGTATGCATACTACACTGTTCAGAATTTAGAATTGGGTAGCGGTGCAAGTAATCCCCAGAATACTTCTTCTACGGAGCCGTTCGAACACGGAGAGTTCTTAGAACTACCCTCATTGGCATTTAATGTATCACTGCTAGATTTCATCGAGTCTAATAATCCTTTATTACAATCCGATAATCCTATTTTGCAAAGAATAGGAAAGAATGTTCAATCTAGTATAGGGGCTGTTACCGGCGCCTTTGCATCTGACAAGATAGTAAGAAGGGTAAGTGCAAGTGCACTAAATGGGCTGGCAAATATTAGTCCAACCCCCTATCATCCCACAAAGACTGCTGTATTACAGACAAGACCGTTTAAGTTTGCCGCAGCAAGAACCCCATCGGCCTACACTGATGTGAATCGAACAGGAGGAAATTCGGGTGGCTAATCCTACCATAGCAACTATAGGCAGATTTAGTTCTCAGATGCTTACATATCTGGGTACGCAAAAGACTGTAAAGACAGTTAACGGGACACCGACTAACACGTTTAAGTATTCTGCAGGAGGCACTGTATTCCCCAGCGCAGGGTCTTTTCTACAATCTGATTTAGGTGGCGGCGTCGTAGGTAACTACTCTGCTGCATCATTTGATTCTGCTAAATGCTATTTTTTATCAAGGGGCACCGGTCCTCTGTATGCGGATACCATGTCCGCGTTATCTACTGACATTGCTGCACAAATTGGCGTATCCACGCAAGCACTATTGGAAGCACTTCCGACCACCGGACAGTTAGCGTTCAGTGACAATGCATATAGGGCATTCAACAATCTTAGAGACCCGGGAAGCCAAGTAGGCACTGTTACTTCGGTGAGTAATAAGCATAGTTTGCAGGCAAGGCAAATACGTGTATGAGATCTTATGTCCAAGGTCATTATAAGCCTATAAACCCAAGTAAGTATGCAGGCACATATCCTATTGTTTTCCGATCGTCATGGGAACATAAGGTTATGGTACTATTTGATACAAATCCTAATATTTCTTCCTGGGCAAGCGAGCCAATTAAAATCCCTTACCAGAATCCCTTCACTGGTAAATACACTGTGTATGTACCTGATTTTGTAGTAACTTATGTGGATGCTAAAGGTAATCAGAGAGCAGAGATTATCGAAGTAAAGCCAGCTAAAGAAACTTTCTTGGAACAAGCCAAGAGTCAACGAGCTAAGGCAGCGGTCGCATTGAATACCTTCAAATGGGCGGCAGCGCAAGCATTTGCTAAGAGTCATGGGATGACGTTTCGGGTAATGACAGAGAATAATATATTCAATAATCCAAAAGGGAAGGGATAGACAGCTTGACAAAAAAATTAGAAGACTTTTTCAATTTGCCACCTACTAGTGTGAACGAAGATGATATGGAAGTACACATTAAGACTAGATCAGAAGTTCTTGCCGAGGCTCAACAAGTGTACTCGTCGTTGACGACTGCGGAAAAAGTGGATTCTGCACTCCCGGTAGTGTTGGGGTTAGAATCTCACGACACAGAAATGGATAGTATTGCTACTAAGGCAATTAACACATTCAATGACCTTATATCCCTGGGTGGTAATGTACCGGATATGCACGCTGGGAAAATATACGAAGTAGCAGGACAGATGCTAAAGACAGCGTTAGATGCAAAGAATTCAAAAACTGACCGAAAACTTAGAATGATAGAACTTCAGCTAAAGAAGGTCAGATCAGAACAAATCGACTTAGATCAGGGTAATGGAGATAGAAAAAATGCCAATGGCGGCGATTTCGACCGGAATGAACTGTTGAAATACATTGTATCTGCAAAAACGGAAACATCTGATAAATAGTAATAACACCGGAGTTATTATAATGGCAGATACTAAATCTTTTTCAAATTACGTTGCAGAGAACAACGCAGACTATAAGTACGTCTTGAAATTTGCAGTAAATGAGATGTCGGACGTCATGATAGATCATCTTGAACAAAGTCTTAAGAAGTACGATCTAAAATCCGCATCGTCATTTAGGAAAACACCTATTCAGGAAAGTCCGTTAGACTTTCCTAATATTAAAAACACAGCAGTTTATATTTGCGACTTAGTTTTGGGTTATCCAGGTTCGTTGGATTTCCTTAGAACATATATCTGTAACACATTAGGCATTTCCCCAGCAAACCTGGCAGTGTATTCCGAAAACGATCCTAGACAGATAGAAACTGATTTGTACTTGGACAGGAACTCGGAAGAGTACAAAACCAAATACAAAGCTCGACTGGGGAGTGACCCAGATCCCACTGAGGTCCCGGCATACGGCGCTGAATACAATACCGACTTTCTAAAAGAACTTGAGAGAGTTAGTAAAGAACGTGCCAGAGTAGTGGTCATTAATCCACTAAGCCCGGAATCGACAGAAAACCATTCGACTTTGCCAAGTGGCTATGACGAATTCAACAGCCCGAAGAATCTAAAATCGGATGATGTGGGATTCTTTGGCAGAATTAAGAAATCTAAATTTTAAAATCAGGTGTACTATGAGTAATATGCGTAAACTAATGAGTCTTATGGAAGGTGTCGTTGCTGTACCCAGCATCAGTTCACAGAATGCCGAATACGAACTTAACGAAATTAGTTCCAAAATGACAGAGTTAAATTATCAGCAACAACATTCTAGATTCTCTCAGTTAATTTCTGGTTTCGTTGGCACCAAAGAAGCATTCGATACTGTGAAAAAAGAAATGTCCGAACAAGGACTCGACGACGTAGAGATTGAGGAAATCTTATCAAATATAGAGAGAGATTTTTTCCCGAATGATGTCCCAGACAATGTCTCAGGCAGTGACACCGGTTGGACAGACTACGGGTACTCCGGGGACGAAAGATCGTTCGAAGAAGATATCCAAAATGGCTACAACGATATAAAAGAATTAGACGTAAATGATTACTTTCCAAACGGAGCAGACGGGCCCGTAGTAAAAGCAGTTGGCCCGTCCGGTGCCCGCCATGGCGATAATCCAGAGCAGAAAAAAATGCAAGTTGCAGAAACTCATACAGAGCTAGTGTATGCGTATAGAAAATATCTAAACGAGTCTTCGGTTTTAAAAAAAAGATAAACGAAAGCCAGCAAGTGTCTGCCGTGAAGATCGTCAAAATATACGATGATTTTAAACCTTAATCATCACATATCAGTTATACTGGGTAGGATTTCGCGCAACAGTGGCAGATCGACTTGGAAATCTGTTTAACCTACGGTATCCGATGGATGTTTCTGCATCCACTGACGTGCACAGAAGTGATTGACAGCATATTTAACATAGAAGTAGAGGGTATACATACATCGAAGCCCGACACAGAATACGACGACAGAGACGATAACCGGTACTAAAATATGGCAATATATCAAGACGATAAGTTAGTTAAGCGTGCGTATACAAAGGTATCCTATACAAAGGAGCAGATAGACGAGCTCGCTGCCTGTATGGATCCCGACA